CCGTTCGCTCCGCGCGAAGCCGACTTGCTGCTCAAGAACGCCTGCCGCACCTTGTGGCATCAGCGCAAGAGCGGCGCACCAATAGTGCCAGCTACTCAGCGGGCAGACGACGGCGAGAACGTGCCGTTCTGAATCTTGTCGCCGGTATCGACGTAAACCAGAACCCTACGACGCCGCTGGTGGCGGTGCGAAAATACGCCAGCAACTATTTCCTGAAAGGAAAAACCCTCCGGCCAACGACGACCGGAGGGCAACACACGAAACACACACAACGATACAACATGGACACCAACGTTAAAACAGAGATCGCGGTCGCAGAGACCGCTACGAAAGCACCGATTCAGTTCGGCCAACACGGCGTGCAGCTCCAATCAATCGACGAGGCCTTTCGCTTCGCTCGCGCGGTGGTCGCCTCGGGCTGGGCACCGAAGGGCATGGAGAAACCCGAAAGCGTAATGATCGCCATCCAGTTCGGCATGGAGATCGGGCTGACGCCGATGGCGGCGCTCCAAAACATGGCCGTCATCAATGGCAGGCCGGCAATCTACGGAGACGCGGCGCTCGCTCTGGTTCGCTCCAGCGGGCTGCTCGTGAGCTACAAAGAGACCGAGGTCGGCGAGCCGGGAAAGGACACGCACGGCTTCACAGTCACGGTGCAGCGCAAAGGATTCGATGCAGCCAGCGAGACGTTCACGATGGGCGACGCGAAGGCCGCGAAACTTTGGGGCAAGGCCGGACCGTGGACGGACTACCCCAAGCGCATGATGAAATTCCGCGCACGCGGATTCCTGCTGCGTGACCAATTTGGCGACATCCTCAAGGGCTTGAGGACCGCCGAAGAAGCGCGGGACATCCCAGCCGAGATCAACGTCACGCCGCTGGCCGACAAGCTCGCGGGCGGATTGAGCGAGGCAATCAACCAATGAGAAAAATACCCGAGAGACAAACAGGCGTGCCGACCCGTCGCAAGGACGTGCATCTCGAAATCGCAAAGCCGAAGCGCCGTCAGGTCACAGACGAAACCACGCACAGCCGGAACAAACTCGGCATCGCGGTGGACAGTCGCGGGCGCTTCATCGGTCGGCGCGACATCGAGAAGGGCGCGGCACATTTCTGGAACTCACGAAGGAAACTAACATGAACAACGACAACGTAATCAAAGCAGAAGCTATCATCAACGCGGCGACGGAACAGTTCCGAAGCCTGCTCGAAACCAACTTTCGCAGCATCGCGAAAGCGGCGCAGGACGGATTCACTGACGACGAGGACCAGACCGAGCCAAAGGCCAAAGCCACGTTCGCCGTCGAATGGGACGCGCTCGCAATGGCTCCCACGGTCAGCGTGAAAGTGGGCTGGTCGGTCCGGTTCAAGGACGAGTCGGAGACGGAGATCGACCCGTTGCAAAGCAAGCTGGGGCTGGAGGAAATCAAATGAACGCCGAGACCATCGAACAATACCACGCCAACCCGGCAATCAGTCACTCGAAGCTGGAGTGCTACCGTCGCAGGCCGGCGCTCTACTTCAAGAAATACGTCGCCAAGACATTGCCCCAACCGGAAGAGACGAGCGCGTTTCGCCTCGGCTCAGCGGTGCATTGCGCCGTGCTCGAAGAAAAGGAATTCGCCTCGCGCTACATTCTCAAACCGGACTGCGACCGGCGCACAAAGGAAGGCAAAATCCAGTTCGCTGAGTTCTCGGCACAGCACGCGGACAAGACCTTGCTCGACGCCGACGAGATGGCGCAGGTCGTGGCGATGCGCGAGGCGGTGGCGGCGCATCCAATCGCGTCGCGGCTACTCGCGGAAGGAACGCCGGAAATGACTTGGCGCAAATTGCAGCCAAACGCTTTGGGCGCTCTGCAATGTCGGACGGACCATTTCAACCCGTGCGGCTGCGACATCAGCGAGTTTCACCCTTACGCGCTGGACGTGAAGACGGTCGAGAGCCTCGACAGCGACGCGTTCCGCAACTTCGAGCGGGCTGCGTTCTCCTACGGTTACCACCGGCAGGCGGGATTCTATCTGCCACTGATCAACGAAATCTTGGGCTATCCGGTTTCACGGATGTATTACGTCGCCGTCGAAAAGGTCGAGCCGTTCGGCGTCGCGGTTTACAAGCTGAGCGACGACGCGATTGCGCGAGGACAAGACGAGAACATCGCGGACCTCGTGCGGCTCAAGCGCAGCCTCGAGACGAACGATTGGCCGAACATTGAGCCGACGATTCACGAACTGAAACTGCCAGCGTGGTATCTGAAATGAAATCGAACCTTAAATACAACTGGCGCATCACGCTCAGCGCACCGGGGCACTCCATCAGCGCGATCAAATATTGCACGCTAGAACAGGCTTTGCTTGCGGCGGACGAACTTGAGACCGAAGTGGATTGGCTCGTGACTCTCATCGGCATCACCCGCGAAACATGAACGAACTACTGATCACGCTCTCGGTTCTCGCCCTTACGCTCTGCGCTGGCATCGCGTCTTATTTCGGATATAGGCTCGGCAAGCGCCGAGGCCGAGACGAGCAATGGGTCGAGAACTACCTCGCGAACGAACGCAAAACACAGGCCGGACGAGACAAGCTCGGACGGTTCAAAAAACGAAAGGCACAATATGGTAAGATCAAAATTACAGCACCAAAAAACGAATTCTGAGATCGACCGGCGACTGCTCGAAATGCAGTCACCGCGAGAGATCGTCCGAAACCTGCGCGGCGCAACGCTGAGCAATGTTCACGCACGGGCGCGGCGACTAAGCTTGGCGCTGCATCGCATCACGCAGGCCGAGCGCGATCATTTGCTCGTCAGGCGAATGGGGAGGACAGTATGAACACCTTCATTTACGGCGACCCGAAGGGCCAACCGCGAGCGCGAGCCTTCGCCCGCAAGATGGGCGCGAAGCACGTTGCGCGGATGTATGACTCGGACGTGGCGGACGCGTGGAAGCGGGCGGTAGACCTCGGGATTGAGCGCGAGCTAAAGTCGGCGGGGGCACTCGATCCGGTCGGAGCGTTCGAGTGCAAGCTGGCGTTCTTTTTCCGCCGGCCGAAGTCGCACTATGGCAAGGGCGGACACGTTAAGGCGAGCGCACCCATCTACCACGTCAGCAAGCCGGACGCTGACAATCTCGCCAAGCTCGTGCTCGACCGCATCACGCGGAGCGGGCGGATTTGGCGGGATGACTCGCAGGTCGCGAAGCTACGCGTTGAAAAGTATTGGGCGATCACCGACGCGAGGATTGGGGTCTATGTGAGCGTTGAGCGATTCGAGCCGAGCGAGGCTTGACGCGGGGAGCGGATTGGATAAACAACAACTAGGCCGTAGAAAGCCTATGACATGAGACCAAAAACTTACATCCGTCAGTCTGCGCGAGGCGTGTTTCATCGCCAATTTCTACCGCGTGGGCTGGCGGATGTTTTTTGATTTATGAAACCTCCAGCATTTCAATTTTACCCTGACGACTTCTTAGGCGGTGTCGCCGACATGACACAAGCCGAGGTCGGGGCTTACATCCTGCTGCTTTGCTCGCAATGGGGACGGGGAGCAATACCTCCAGACCCTGATCGGGCCGCGCTGATTGCCAAGGGTCCGGTCTCATCGCACGTGCTTGCAAAATTCCCCGACGGACAAAATCCAAGACTCGAAGCGGTTCGCATCGAGCAAGACAACTACCGACGTTTACAGCGCGAAAAAGGTTTGGCATCAGGTGAGGCTCGTCGCAAGCGAGTCACAACCGTGGTTCAACCGCCGTTCAACCACGGTTCAACCGCGGTTCAACCGGAAGCGCAACCGAAGGTGAACTCTCCTTCTCCTTCTCCACCTCCTAATCATACCCCCTTACCCCCTAAAGGGGGAGAAGAGCCTTCGGAACTCAATTTGTCGCTTCATTCACAAACGACTCCGCCTCCGCCGCCCAAGGCGAAGGCTGAAGTTCAGCTTCGCGCCGAACGCATCATGGGTCGTCGCGAATCAACGCCGCTGACCAGCGGAGAGTCGCGAGCCTACGCAAAAAACCGCGCAGCTATCGAGGCAACGAACGAAGATGACTGGAGGCTGTTAGAACGCTTTTACGCTGCGCCACAGACCGAGACCTACGCGAGGAAAGACTTGGCGACCTTGCTCAACAACTGGAACGGCGAGATTGACCGAGCGAAGAAGTGGCAAATCGAAGCCGGCAAGAAATCCAAACCCACCTTCACCCATGAAAGCATCATTGACCGCTCCTGACCCATCGCCCGCAGAGCGCCGGCTGATCGCGGCGTGCATGGCCGGCGGCGTGCAGACCGTGGCCGCTGCAGTCAACCACGGCATCAGCGCCGAGACCTTCGCGGACCCGATGCTCGGAATTATCTGGCAGGCGCTCGTGCAGACCGCGACCGAGGACAAGGACACGCACGTCTTCAAGGTCGGACGACGCGCCTTTGGTTCGGCCATCGATGCCGAGAGCATGGGCCAACTGGCGGAGATAGCCGCACTTGAGCCGACATCGATCTTTGCGAAGCAGCTCACCATCGAAGTCATCGACGCGAACAAGCGCCGCAAGGCCGTTACCAAGCTCGCTCAAGCGCTCGGCGCAGTCACTCCACGCGAGGGCGGCGACTGGGAAGAGGACTGGTCGGCCGCAAGGAAAGCGATTCACGAGGCCGAGCTGGCGGTTTCGATCCAAGGCGCGACCAAGAGCCTTTCGGCAATCGTGGACGAATACATCCACGACGAGATGCACGGCAAGGAGGCCGGAGTCGTCGGGACTGGATTGCCGCACTGCGACGAGTATTTCGGGAAGATCCGAGGCGGCGAGGTTTGCGTGATTGCAGGCCGGCCGGGCGTCGGCAAGACCGCGCTCGCGATCCAGATGGCCGACTCAGTTGTGCGCGGCGGCGGCAAGGCCATGATCGTTTCCCTTGAGATGCAGGCGCGGGATTTGGTCGGCCGGCTCGCGAAGCAACGACTGGGGCGAAGCGCCGGCATCGTGCGAGGCTGCACAGCCGCCGAGTATCAATCGGCCAAGACCTCTTGGATTGCCTCAGCGCAGAAGATGAAAGCGGACGAGAAGCGGCTGCACATCTTCGAGGTGCGTCAGGTCAAGTCGGTCTCAGACATTGAGGACCGCGTGGCGATGCTGAAGGCTGCGGACGCATTGCCGAACGTGGTCGTCATCGACTACCTGCAACTGCTCCACGCCGAGGACTCACGCGCACCACGCGAGCAACAGGTGGCGCTCATGTCGCGCCGGATAAAACTCATGGCGCTGAATTTCAACGTGGCCGTGATTCTGCTCTCGCAGCTCAACCGGGACGCGGAGAAGGACGGCAGCCGGCCGAAGCTCTCGGGTTTGCGCGAGTCGGGCGCAATCGAGCAGGACGCAGATCGGGTGTGGCTGCTCTATCCTGACCCCGACGTGATGGCAGTTCCTGACGCACCGACGGTGCAGGTCGTCATCGACCAAGCCAAGAATCGAAACGGAGCGGGCGGGATCGCCAAGGTGGTCGAGTTCTTCAAACCCAGCTTTTCATTCCACAAAAAACTATGAGGCTCTACGACGAACAAAATCGGCTGCACGCAGAGGGCGGACCGGCAGTCACGAACCCAGACGGCTCGTGTGTGTGGTATTATCACGGGAGGATTCACCGACTCGACGGGCCAGCGGTGCGGCTCGTCTTCGCTGACGGGCACATCGAAGAGCAGTTTTGGATCAACGGGACCGAGATCGTCGCGCCGCAACTTTAACCATGAAACAAACCAAAGAAGAAATCGAAGCGCAGATAATTGCGCTGCTCCAAAGACGGACCGGGCATCAGCGCGTCTTGCGTTCAGTCACGCACGCACTCGAAACGCTCGAAAAGGAACTCGCCGAGCTTCTTCGGCAACTCGCGGAACATTCTCAACCATGAAAAACACAAGCGACCAACTAACGACGGCACTCGAACACGCAACGCGGATGCCGAGCGACATCAACGAGCATCTGCCTTTGCTCTCGCTACTCGCGTCGCAATGCCAGCAAGTGACCGAATTCGGCGTGCGGACCGGGTGCAGCACGCTCGCGTTTCTGCACGGACTGCGAACGAAGCGGGCAACGCTGCGCAGCTACGACATTAACGACCAGTTCGACGTGTTTAAGACGATGCGACCGCACACCAAAACGGACTGGGTTTTTTCGATCTGCTCCACGCTGGCAATCTCGCAGATTGAGCCGACCGACCTGCTATTCGTGGACACGCTGCACCGCTACGACCAAGTGCGGCAGGAGCTGGCAATTCATGGCGACGCGGCACGGCGCTGGATTGTGTTTCACGACACCGAGACGTTCGGCGTGACGGGGGACGACGGCGGCGAGGGCATCAATCGGGCGATTGACGAGTGGCTGGTGGTAGAGCCGCAGTGGCGCGTGGTATACCGCACGCACCGAAACAACGGGCTGACCGTGATTGAACGCGAGGCAGAAACGCGTTCGTGATTGACTCGCAGCGCAATCCGTCAAAAGCGATGGGCAACACATGACGACGACCCAAACACACGACCAAGATCAGCGAGAACTTGAGGCTTTGCGCTTCTCTGCAAGGGCGGCGCGAGCCATCACGACGCTGGAGATGCAGCGCAAGACCATCACGCGCGAATACGGCGAGCGCATCAAAAAGATTCGGGCGCTGATTCTGATTCTGCAACAGCGCGAAAGCATAGGGCAGCTCGGTATACAGGGCATTGACGCCGTTGAGATTTCACCCGAACTGCGGAAGCTGATTCACAACCCGGTCGGTGACCTGACGTGATTACCGCGACATACGACCGCGCTGCGACCTTCGAGGCGTCTTATGACGGCGCTCGGTCGGACGCGGGACGGCTTTCGGCGGAGATCATGGAAAGGCTGGTCGAGCTGCACGAGCTGAGGATGACGAGCGCGGCCGACCTATGCCGCAGGCTGGGGACGTTGGCGGACCTATCGCCGACGATGTTTCTGGTGACCTTGCGGCTGGGCTCGGGCGATGTGTCGGCGGTCAGGCAGAGCTTTGGCGAGATGGCGGCCAAGACCGGCAGGACGAGGCAGGCGTTGCATTACGAATGGGCTCACGAGATTGAGCGGGTTAGGCTGGTCTTCCCGGCTTTGGCCCAGCTCATGACCGACTACCGGCAGGCGACCGACGAGGCGGACAGGCCGGAACGGGAGGGGCGGGAGTGAAAGCCGAACGACGCAAAGAAATCAAACGCGATCTTACTTTGATTGCGAACGGCTCGGAAGAGCGGATGCCGCTTTGGACCGTTGTTGACATGCGCCTAGTTCGACTCATGCGCGACGCCGTGACCGTAATCGAATCGCTCGAAAAGAAGCGGAGGCGCAAATGATGAGCAAACCGCGGTTTGCAGCGTGCTCTGGATGCCTCGCCAAACGCCGTTTAAGGCCGATTTTAGGCGATTTGACGGCTTTTGAGGGTCAAGACACGGGGGGATGGGGCGCGGGGGAGGTAG